TCCTGCTAACTCACACTTAAAATTAAAATACTCTTTAGTCTTATTAAATAAATCTTTTGCTATGGTTTTAAATTCTTCAACTTTATCTTTACTAACTACAAACTGCATTTCATCATGCACATGTAAAACCATTCTATAATCTTTACCCCAAACAAAACCTGCTTTGTGTAAATCTTCGTTAAGAATGACTGTTCCTTTTTTTACTAATAAACTTCCTGCTGATTGGATTAAAGTATTGAGACTTGAATACTCAGCTCTACACATTAGTTTTCTTTTGTCTAAACCATAAATCCATTTTTGATTTCTATATTTAACTGCTACTGCATTTTTTAAATTCTTTAATGCAGGTAAAGCTCTTTCAAATTTTTCTCTTATTCCTTTGGCTTCTGTAACAGAGACATTAAGTATTTCTGACAAGCGTTCATTTCCTGCAGAATAAATGTAGGCATAAATAAAAGTTTTAGCTTTATCACGACTATCCAATCCGAGTATGTGCTGATTTTTGGTATGAATATCATCTTTGAGAAGTGTGTTCGCAAAATCGCCACTGTCGTAATTATACAAGTAAGAAGAAAGTACACGAAGCTCAAGACCAGAAAAATCAATACCGAGCATAACCATATTGGTAGGAGCAACAAAAAGGCTACGCATCTCAGTACCATACTCCGAACCTTTTGATACAACTTGTGCCAAGTTTGGATTAAAGTGCGTACAGCGACCTGTAACTGCTCCATTTGTGATAACTTTGCCATGAATTTTTCCCCTTTTGATTAATTTTAAATATGCTTGTTCGCCATCACTTAGCTGTCCAAGTCTCTTTTGAATTAGTAGATGTCTTGATATTAATTTAGCTTCTTCATAAGGTAGTGATTTTAAAACCTTCTCATTAACTTCAGGCTTACCTGTTGCTGTAAATGATTTTGGTTTCCAACCTAATGTTTTTAATCTGTCTGCTATATGGTCTCTAGAATTAGGATTAAATATTTCAGTTTTAAATTGTTCAACTGGTACTCCTGCTTTAATTCCTCTTTTCTTATTATCTCTTTTATAAGTTTTAAATCCTATAGATTTTCTCCAACTTCCAAAGACTGCAGAAAGTTTTTGTTCAATCTCCAGTCTTTGTTTCTGTAAGGATAAGAAAAGCGACTGAGCAGTCGTCTCATCAAAATCAACACCACCTTGTGATTGTTTAATAATCCAATGTGCAAAGTCGTGTTCTAATTTAATAGCTTGTTTTGAGTAATTTTGTTTTTCAATTAATTTGTATAATAGGTAAGTAACTTCTACATCTCTTTCACAGTAGTCCTGCATATCCTGTGTCCAAACATCAAATGAAGCTGTTTCTGCAAAGTCCCCTTTACGCAAACCCAATCTATAACCCCAACTTTCAATAGAATGTTTACCTATAAGTTTTGGTGGTACTTCTTTCTTTGTGTAGTCTATTTCAGTCATATTTGCCCAAATAAGCCTAGAACAAAGCAAAGTATCTAATACCTCTCCTTCGTATTTGTAACCTGTAACTTTCTCTATAGCAGGTAAATCAAACTCCATAACAGAATGACCAACTATCAACTCTGCTTTCTTTAGTAACTGTAGACCATCATTGATTTGGTCAGGATTATAGGAATAAACTTTTTGAGTTTCTATATCCTTAAAAACCATACAATGAATTTTATCTAGGACATCAAGAAACCCATTGGTTTCTATATCTAGTATTAGTTTCATTTAATGTATTTGTGTAACTGTAATTTTCTCTGTACTTGGTAAGATGTGTGAAACACCTTGAATAGCTTTTGTAATTAATTTTTTAGCTTCAGTGTCTCCACACATTATAACTGGATAAACATTTTCATATTTAATCGCATTATAAATTGCCACCATAATTGTCTTTGATGTTTCAAAAACTAACTGTTGTTGGTGTTGTGATAATTCTAAATAATCTGGCTTATCAATTAAGAAAGCTAAAATAAATTTAGTTAATATTTTTTCATTCATCAAAGTCTCCCTCTGACAAACGACCTGTTTCTTTATTATAAATTAATGTTGATGCAATTCCTGTATCTCCACTAAATCTATTTTTTAAAACTCTACATATCATCATGTTGCCTTCATCTGCTGACTGTTGGTTTCTTTCAAAACCTAATACTGCATCTGATAATTGAGCTAATGAATGTGAACCTCTAAGATGTGATAAAGAAGTTTGTGTTCCTTCTTCATGTCCAAATTTACCTTCAGGTCTTTTAAGATGTGATACAACAAACATTGCACAATTTAGTTCTTCAACTAATTGTCTTAGTTGTGTCATTGTATTATCTATTAATCTTCTCTCATCTCCTTCAGCTAATCCTGAAATTACTATTGAGATATGGTCTAGGAATATAACTTTGCAATCTAAACCTTTAACCATGTAACGAATTTTATTTAATAAATCATCTGTGGAATGACTACCCCAGTGGTCGTACAAGGTTATGTAATCTTTTATTTTATTCCATTCATTTACTATATCTTCATCAGCTATAGTTTTTCTAACTTCAGGAATGTGTATTAATTTATTTAATCCAACTGAAACAATTCCTCTAATACTTCTCTTAACGCTTTCTTCTAAAGCAATGTAACCAACTTTATGTTTGTTACTAATTAAGTGATAAGCAATTTCTCTACAAACTTGTGACTTACCTGTGCCTGAACCTGCACATAATAAATTAAGTTCTCCAAGTCTTATTCCATTTAATTTAGAATTTAATCCATTCCATTGATAAGGAATACTTTCAACATGACTATCTTTTAATAATAAGTCTTTTGTATCTACACCTTCTATAATACCTACAGGACTAAATGCTTTAGCTTCCCAAAAACTATCAATTATTTTAACACCTAAATTAGCTACTAATAAATCATTAGCATCTTTCATAGGTAACTTAGCTATGTATGCTTTTTTAACTGGTAAGATGTTTGCACATTCTATTGATGCTTTTGAACCTGCATCATCATTGTCAAACATAAGTACAATTTTTTCAAATTTACTTAACCACTCTAATTCTCTTTTAATATATTTCTTTGCTGAACTAGCTCCTGATGGAACTGATACTACTGGATATTTATGATTATTGATTTGAGAAACTGACATTGCATCTATTTCTCCTTCAGTAATAATTATAGACTTACCACCATCACGCCATAGGTTTTGACCAAACAAAGTAATCTTGTCTGTATCGCCTAACCATTTAAAAGATTTGTCAGCAAAACGAATGTGTTGTGCTACCAAACTATACTGTTTGTCGTAGTAATTAGATATATGGCAATTCCTGCCATTATATATTCCAGTCTCATAATTAAATTTTTTACATGTTTCAGAGTTTATTTGTCTCTTAGGTAATGCGTTTACAGAACCTTCTATTAAATCTAGCACTTCTTTCCTTTTCGTTTGTATTGGTAATTGTTGTTCTCCATTAAGAGGTGTCCACTGCAAACACCCAAAACAGTACGAATGAAATTCGTAGATGGCTAAATTGTCTTGGGAGTTGCAGTTATTACAAGGAGCATGGCGAATGAACTTTTCATCTGGTCTAATTTGGTTCTTCATCTTGAAGTTCCATTTCTCTCAAATCAGCATCATCTGTCAGTGCATCTTGAAATTTGTAATTGGGAATATCTTCGTGAAGTAAATATTCTTGGACATCAAAGTTAGGACATGTCTTTTGTTTATCTAAATCGTAATGTCCAACTATTCTTGCATCTGGGTAAAGTGCAACCAATCTTTTTAATTGGTCATACAAAGTTTGCCACTGCTCTGCAGTAAAGTTATCTTCAGGTACTTTCCAATCTTCTTCTGAAGCTCCACCAACTAAACATAATCCAAAACTTGTATGATTATATCCTTTGACATGAGCTTGAATTGCATTGTCATTTCTGCCTTGTTCGTAAGTACCATCACGCTTGATAACGCCACCATAACCAATCTTTAGCCACCCTCTTTCTCTATGCCATCTGTCAATCATTTTAGCATCTACATCTTTTTGTGATGGTCTAGTTTGACTGCAGTGTATGACTATGTATGTTGTGTTATCTCGCATTTTTCTTTGCCTTTATTTCGTTAAGCCATTCATCTGGGAATGGTTTTTTGGTTGATTGTATGCAGTGGTACTTAAACTTAAATAAGTCACACCACTTGCCATAAGTAGTTAAAGATTTTTTTCCAATTTTTGTTTTTGAATTTGAAAAGATAAATCTAATATCTAATTCTGGGTGTTGTTGTTTAATGAGTTTGTGCTTTTTTCTATCTGCTGAATTAAAAGCACCCTTCGCTTCCACAATAAACCTATCGTTTATTGGGAAGTCTGGGGTATATGATTTTTTCTGTGTAGGTAATTCAAACTTAATTTTCATACCCTCATAGACAAAGTGAACTTTATTGTCTTTGAGATAATTATATATTACTTCTTCTAAACCACTTTTTAATTCAACAGTCTTAGAAATCCGAACTCTCTTGTACTTCTGGTGCATTAGAGTTCTCACTTCCTGTTGATTTGCTTTCAAAACCATCTTCTTCTTTGAAGATGTTATTGTCTGATTTACCTTCTACTAGTTTGATAACTTGTACTGCTTTCAATCGTAGACTTACTCCTGCACCTAACATTGGTGTGTAGTAAGGTACTTCTTGATAAGCACACTTCATTATCGTACCACCCCATATACTTACATTTGCAGGTAATGGATTTTTCTTGGCATCAAATAGCGTAGGTCTTTGAGAAAACTTCTCTTGTGTTTTCCTGTTAATACCTGACGCTTTCATTTTTAGTTTGAAGAAAACATAATCGCCTTCTTCTGTGTAAGGTTTAGGTGCTTCTTTAACTTTTTTACCTTTGTTATCTTTTTCAGCTTTAGCAAGACTGTCTACTATTGCTTGGTTTACACCTTTAAGCATTTCTGTAGCGTCTGATTTGCTAACCTTTAAAGTTACCTTGTATTCTCCAAGTTCATTAAAACGAACATCTGGTTTTACAAGGTGTGGGTAAATTGCTTCAGAAGCAACACTAACCTTTGTTTGTATATCACTCATATAGATTTCTCCTTATTGTTGAGTACTAACTGTTCAGTTAGCTATAAGTGGAACTTTATATGCAGTAGTGAATAGATTAGGAAAAAACAAATCTATATACAGAAGAATACTGACTTCTTCACTAGGTCTAAATCTAGGTTTCCTTTAGTTGGTATCTCAGGAAATTTCTTTAGATTTTTTTCTGACAACATAGCTTTCATTTCATTAGCAAAATTTAAAAGAACATCATCTTTATAAATTTCACAGAAAGCATCTCTTATAGCATTAGCCATAATCCTATTGTCAGGTGCAGTGCAACCGAAACTGTCGTGTATCATACTAAAGTTATCAACCCCTGCTTCTTTAGCTTTAACTACAGCTAATTGTAAAACACTGGCATCTAATGAATGTATAAAATTAGGACATACACTTTGTGCAGTTTTTCTTTTATCAATCTCATTAGTTTCTGATGCAACTGATAACTTAACAATGCTATCTCCCATTTTAGTTTTAACTCTTTTACTTTCCTTTTTGTAACACATCATCTGAACTGGAAAGTTTAATGGAGTAGACCAACACACAGGTAAGTTTTCTGATGCAACTAGTCTTGCTATAGATTTTAAGAAATCCATAATGTCTCTAGCTTTAACAACTACATCATTGATACTTTCCCATACAATAGGAGTTAGATAAGCAGTAGCTTTGAATAAATCTTCTCCAAAGTCATGTTGAGTACCTCTTTCAGTAAACTCTTTGCTTACATGGTCTTCTAAGTATTGTCTGCATGAATACCTTGTTAAAGAATAAGGTAAGCACATCACTGGTTTCTTACAGATTTTTCTATCTATTCCATAATCTAACCATTTCTTAGCCATATCATCAGTTTTGTTTTTAAGTTTTCTAGTAACTTCTATTGCTACTAAATTATAAACATCACTAGGTTTATTACTTGGTACTAGATTAGTTGCACTACCACCTACTTCATCACGCATCATTGCACTATAGTGTTGTAATCCACTGTTACTGCAGTCAGCTTGTATTGGTAATGTAGTTATAAAACTATCATCAAAATTACTATCACTGTACGCTTTCATCTCATAACAAAACGCTAGAAAACAAAATGGTTTATCTGCGTCTGCCCACCAAGTGTATTCTAATGGAGATGTTGCACATTGAATAATTCTTTCCATGTTAGCTTTTATCCAACCAACTCTTACCTGAAGTTCTTCTTTATCTACTTCTCCAAATAACCCTGCACCTGCTACTGCAAGTATATCAAAGTTATCTCCAATTCTTTTTCCGAATTTAAAAGTTAATAAAGCTCTAGAATAATCTGCTGACTGTGGACTTAGCATTGCAGGTTTAGGATATACTCTTGACCTAAAATCTAATTGATAAGGATAAAAGAAACCACCTTTGTCTAAAAGCATTTTAGCTTCTTCCATGATTTGTCTTACCTGTATAAATTTAGAGTTTTGTTTTGCTCTACCTGAATAAACTTTAGACGCTTCCTTTTTCCATTTAATTAAACTTTCTTTATTTGTAGAAATATCTACAGGTTTAACTGGAAGTTCTATTGTTTGTGGATTTACTGGAAGTTTACCTAATGGAAAATCATTATCCATACATTGCTTAATAACCTCATAAATAGGTTTATTAATAACCCACTCAGTATGTTGCATGATATTTACCGACTGGTAAACGACAGGCATTTCTTTAGTTAGGTTCTTTAGTTCTTCAAGGTATCTTCTGTTACTAGCTTTAACTAAATTATAGTGCATATTATTTATTCTCCTTATTAATTGATTGACTGATTTCTTTAGCTGATTGTTGTTTGTAGTTATGCTTCTTCCCATAATATCCACCAACAAAAGGATTTTCCCATTCTCTAGGTGGCATTAACATGGGTAAGTATTTCGGATAAAGAGCTTCATTCTTGATATTGAAGTTCTTAATTTCCTCTATAATTTTAGGCGTAGCTTCAACATAACAAATAGTTTTAATCTTATTTGATTTTCTATTTTGATGTCTTACCAAACCTAACTGTTCACAAAGCGAAACAATCTTAACCCCAAGATGTAATTGGCTTTCTTTACTCCAATCATCAAATTGTAGATTGTGCTTATTCATACAGTAAGTCCAAACCTTACGCTTGTAGAGGTATCTATTAGCGTTCTGTGGCATGTTTTTACCAGTCAGTCTTTTGGCTACTTGATTGTACTTTTCCTTTTCTTCGTCTTTGAAGATGGTTATTTTAGCTTCCAACATCAAAGCAGTACCTAGTTTTATAGCTAATTTATTAAGTGTGGTTTCTGCTGAAATACCATCAATTACATTCTTTAATGCAATCAGGCTCACAGTGTCCCAAACATTAGGATTATTAGTTATAAACTCCTCATTAATAAAAGCTGATTTAGGTAGGCATTGGCACATCAATTTAAGTGCTGTTTGTCTGTTACCTGCAACACCAGAAGTCATACTTTCAACTTCCTTGTTAATTAGCTTAGATAACTCAGTGATATATTTCTGTTGTAGGACTATGCCATATAAGGTCGTACTTTCTTGACTATCAACAACTGCATCTTTAATCAGCTTTTGATACCTAGTAATACCACCTCTAATCATAGCTTCTTCAAAAGCTATTTCTTCTTCTATTTTTCTTACATAGTCTTCAGTGTTTTGGTTCTTAAATTTACCACCAACACCTACTTTGACTAGTTCTTCAAGTTGCTGTTGCAACAGGCTCTTTTCTTCAACACTGCAATCAGCGTTGGTCTTAGGCAATTCTGTACCCATAGTGTTCTCCTTACTATTCACTACTTCATCAGTTGCACAGTTTGAAAATGTAACACCCTGCTAGTTTAGTTGCATGGTGTTGCATGAATGATGCACTAGTGAATATGATATATGTTTAAAAAAACACATTGGTATTGTTGTATTATATGCTCTAGTGAATATATAGGAAGGGGTGCAGAATTTCCTAAGACTTATGCCTTTAAGAAATCCTTTATAAACTACCCCTTCCTTTTCTATTACATTGCAACTAATGCAACAAGTGCAACAATGTGTGCAACTTCCATTTCCATGAAGTTTGCTTAATGGACTGCATTTTTTCCAACTGCAGTTGTTGGTAGGCGAGAAAGGACTTGAACCTTCACCTCTTACGAGACCAGTTCCTAAGACTGGCGTGTCTGCCATTCCACCACTCGCCCAAAACAATTCTGGTGTTATAGCAAACAACATCTTTAAATCAATCCTTTACTATTATGACCAATTAAAGATTTTTCGTCTTCGTCTTCATTACCATTAAGATTTGCAATAGCATTTACCTGCATCTCATCATTTGAGTGCGTATAATACTTTTGTGCTGTCTCAATAGTTACACCTGCAAGATTAGCAATTACTGCAGGTACTTCTTTGTTCTTACCCAACTTAGTCATAAATGTATGTCTAGTTATGTAAGGTGTAAAAAGTGCAAGACCTGACAGTTCTCTAAGTTTGTCAAACATAGTTCTTAATTGACGCTTAGTGAAATGTCCAAACACTCTTTTATCTTCACGCATGTTAGCTCTATCCTTTAGATTAAAAGCAACTTCTTTTGCTCTTGGTGTTAAAGGAACTGTAGACCAACAGTTTGTTTTAGGTCTGTAGAAATGCACATGATTTCTTTTGAAGTCTACATTGTCTATTGTAAACTTTAAGAACTCAGTACTGTGTCTCATACCTACATCATTTAACCAGATTAAAGCATTAGCAAATTCAATGTAACCATTGTCTTTACATAAGTCTAAAATCATTCTTTCTTCTGATTTAGTTAAAGCCATTTTACTTTTAATAGTTTTAACTTTTAAGTTTTCCCAACCCATGTGAGATAACCTAATGTCAGGATTAAGAAGTTTACTCTGGTCTAATAAGCCATGAGCAATTCCATATCTAAATATGTCTCTTAATA